TTAATAACCATCCGATCCCACGGCGTGGGGCATGGATGGGGCAAACTCACTCAATTTCTGGTTGAGGATGAGTACCTGGTCCTGATTATTTTCAGCCATCCAGGATCCGTACACCCGGTAAACCATTTGCGCGTCGGTGTGGCCCATTTGCTTCGCGATGAAGTTCGGGTTGGCACCGGCAGCTAACGACCAGCATGCATACGTGTGTCGGGACTGGTATGCTCTGCGATAGCGAATCCCGGCGCGTCGCATTGCCGCTTCCCACGACTGGTTAATCGACCCCACTGCGTAATGATGCCCGGCACGGCCATTACGTGATGCGATCTGAGGGTTGAACACGAACGTGCAAGGATGCACATCAGTACGGCCATACTCGCGCAGTTTCACTTCAACCTGATACTGCTTACCCAGGCGCGTTAATTCCGCCTGGCTCTTCAGCACGTCGATCGCCGGCTGAATGAGGTTGATGATGCGGTCCGTTCCGGCCTCCGTTTTTGGAAGGGTGAACTCCTTCGTTAACGTGTGGTTCCGGCGGATCATCATCGTACCCGCTTTCAGGTCGATATCTTCCCAGGCCAGCGACACAAGCTCTCCGTGGCGCACGCCGGTGTACACGGCCAGCGACCACATGTTTTTCAGCTGCTGGTGGGCGCAGGCATTAATCATCCTGACGAACTCCTCACGCGTCAGCGGGTCTGGCTCGCATCGAGAACGCTTAAGCATGGCGATCCCGGTAAACGGATTCACCCGGACATACCCGCTGTCGGCGGCAAACTTAAACATCCCGCCCATGATCTTCATGTAGTTGTTGACCGTTCTGACAGAGCGGCCTTTAACCGGCGTTTTCTGTCCTGCCTTCAGGGTGTGATAACCGGTCAGCAATTCCTTTCTTATAAACAGCAGGTCTTCTTGCGTCACCGCAGATACCAGCCTGTCACCGCCGATCCTTGGCACCATGTTGCGTGCTATAGATGCATAGCGTGACATCGCATTGGTGCTGATCTCCATACGCTTCAGCTCAAGCCACTTGTTCGCCAGCTCCAGCACGGTGATTTCCTTGCTCTCCACCCCAAACCTTTTCAGGTTCGGCGAGTCAGGGAATTGCGCTGCATAGTTGAAGTTGCCTGTCTTTATCGAAAAGCACACCGACGCGCGCAGCTCACCAGCGACCTTTCTGTTTTTTGGTGTATCCGGCACGCCGAGGCTTTCACGCACCCGGCTGCCTTTATATAGGAACCATATGCGGAGTGTCCCGCCGTGGTTCTCTACGCCTGTTGGGTATGCTGACTTAGCCATTATTCCCTCCTGACGTCCAAGAGCCCGCTAAGCATAAACGGATCCTCATTGGCGCGCACCTGGCTGTTTCTTTTTGAGACTTTCAACCCACTGGTCGATGGCTTTGTGGTTATACAAGCACTCGCTGTTTTCCTTTGGGATGCTGTCAGGCGACATATGGACGTATTCCCTGCCGCAGAGCCAACTTTTTTTACGGGCCCGCGCTATCGTTCCCGGGCGGAGCCCTGTCATCTTCACAAGCAGGTCTTCTGTCACCCAATCGCTGGGCACGATTTGAATAACTTCGCTCATGATCGCTCCTATGACATCGATTTATAAAACTGCGGCTGGTCTGGCGTGGCCGCGCGTAATTCGTTTTCGGCGTGCACTGAATAATTGCCGTCATCCCAACGCACCCAGGCTTTCGGATGATCTCCTTCCGGCTCCAGTTGGCTATCCACCACGCCATGGATACCGCCGGTCTTTTTCTGGACTAATGCGCCCACATTAAAAGCAGCCATTGCACACCTTCCGGTTCGTGAAGAAATGAGATGAGAGCGCCCAGCGCCATAAGTGCGGCGATGAGCCAGTTCATGGGGTTTGATTGCATGGTGAACTCCCAAAAAGAATGCCCTCACAGTGGAGGGCAAAAGGGATAACGGAGCAGTGCTTTCGCACCCAATAGCCAGCTCATAACTGGCTATCAGTTGCGTCATGACTTCGATGCGCGGTAATCGTCTAACGCTTTAGCAATCGTCTCAATTGGGTCATGCTCCTGGCTGATAATTTCACGGATGCTTTCCTCGCTTGGGGTTAGGCCTTCTCCATCGCCGAAGTAGAAGGCGAGTGCGTTCATAATTTCATCGTATGCTGACATAATCTCTCCTCATGCCGCACGCTGGGCGCGCAGCGATTTAATGTGCTCACTAGTCTCTAGTTCGGCGCGTATCTGCGCCGCCTCACGGTGATCGAGGTGCTCAAAATCATTGTTAAAACGGTCGATTGAAGCGGTGTTGATCCGGCCCTGCCTCCAGTAGCGTACTATCTGAGATGTGCAGCTGTGGATGATTACAGGCCAACCGTGCTGGTCAGCGTAAATCTGACCCCGCTGAATGAGTGCAAACATTAGGCACCTCGCTGCTTCTTCCTCAATTCGATAACACCCTGGCACTCCGCGCACGTCTGGCAGCCGGGAACGGCAGCGCGCCGCAGCGCCGGGATATCCTCGCCGCACTCGGCACAATACTCAGCTGATACGGCGTTGCGGTTTACTCGGTGAGCGGAAAGGGCTGCGTTACGCTGAAGCTCTTCAATCTCTGCTGCGGTATCGATAATGTCCATGGTCAATGCTCTCTGAACTGTCGGTTAATTCGGTTGTAGATGAACGCCAGCAATAAAAAAGGAGCCTTAAGCTCCTGGGTGATTAGTGCCATCATGCGGCACCGCCTTCATTCTTCTCGGCTTCGACCGCCATCCGCTCAAGCCGTCGCGATAAATCGGCAGCCAGCGTCTGGAATTCTTCTTCGGTCGCCACCGGGATCGGCACAAAGCGAATCCCGATATGCGCCAGGTGGTTGGCTATTTCGAGGCTTTTTCTCAAATCAACGGGTGAGGCTCTGTTCATTCAGCACCGCCATTTTTTTCGGCTAGCACCAGTCTTCCTTCGCATAGAGCACGTATGATTTCCTGATACTCCCAGCCGAAGTACATACTCTCGACGTAGACCCGTAGAGGAGGATAATCATGCTGTTTGCGGCGAATGAAAGCCTCCGCTGCTTCACGGGTAAAATGAGCGTTGATGTTCTGCCACTCTTTGCGTGTACCGCAGACAGTGTGGCCGTCAAGGTCAGCCAGTACTTCCCACTGAGCGTCTTCATCGAGATCGGTAAAGTCAGTGTTGCACTGGTCAATGCAGAAGGCGTTTAACTCTTCCTGCTGCTGTTCATCGAGATCGTCCCAATACTCTTGCGGGCTTTCCCATTCGCATTCGTCGAAATGGACTATCTTCGATTCTCCGTACTCTTCTGCCAGGCCATAAATGGTTGCCTGCTTCTGAACCATGAAAATGGGATCGGCGGTGGCGTGACGATTAACACCATCGCCGCAATGGTGATATCTCAAGCGCTCAATGAAATCTGAGAATGTTTCCGGAGTTAATTTCGCTCCGTCTGCTATCGAATTGCTCATGAATCCACTCCGAAGCGGCGATTAAGCCGCCCTGTGTATACGACGAACTCCAGGAGGCTAACTCCCAGGGCTTCAATTTTCTTGTGATGCTTGTTGATGATGGGAGGCACCGTTTCGTTCCAGTTAGGCTTTGGCTTCTTGCGCATGGCTTGCTGGATTTCCTCGGTGTATCGGCGGCAGGCGGCGCGGATGGCGTTATCTGTTTCTGGCGTCATGCGGCCTCCCTGCTGGCGAGAAGTTTCGCCCCGAAAGCCATCAGCTCGTCCCGGTCCACAGTTGCGAAGTGGCAGTGTGTACGCGGGTACGGTCGCCAGATTATGAGCATCGACCCTTTGTTGTTGCCGCTTACCGGCTTACCGGTGACCGGGTTGATAAACGCCAGCCTCCCGGCAGTGATGAAGCGAACCTCGCTGGCGGTCTGGATAGCCTCCTTGAACCAGCCAACCGATGTGTCTGCCGGAACCAGCATGACCGTGCCGATCTGATTGGCGCTCTCTGCGGCGGCCTTCTTAACAAACGGCATGATTTCGCTGTATGGCGGGTTCAACCAGACGTATCCGGGAATGCTCAGGTAATCAGCCCAGGGCGTTTCCAGCGTGTTCTGCTCGGCTGTGATGAACTTCCGGCACAGTGCGTTATGAGGAGCCGCGGCGGCATCCAGTTGGAAGCAGAACTCAGCATCAAGGGAAGTGAATAGTGCTGGTGGAGTGCGCCAGAGGTCGCGCTGGTCGAGCGGGGTTTTACTTCCGCCATAATCACCATTCGTCTTCTCGGCTGGAAGCGCTGCGGCGATGCGCTCACCAATCCAACGCATAACCGGTACTGCCATGCTATTTCCGATCGCTTTGTAGCGTGGCCCGTCCGGGCATTCATCAGCATTCTTCCCGCGCCAGCCGATCAGGGTGTGATTATCAGGGAAGCCCTGAAGGCGCTCACACTCAATCGGTGTTAGGCGGCGAACCTGCATACCCCACCCGATAGCTCCTACACCCATGCCAGCGCGGCCGCCATTCGGCGTCAACAGCGCGTTGGCTGTGCCGTCATTTCTCACTTCGACCGTACTTCCTTCTGATCGCCCTCGGATTGCCAATGTGAATGGTTCAGTAACTATCGCGTTTTCTTGTCCGTTGTTGCGGCCAAGTGTGTGCGCCAGTTCGCAATTGGTATCGGGATCCTGCGTACCGTGCACTGCGAAAGTCTCAGTATCAAAATCCAACCTGATTCCATGCGCGGTGCAGGCGGTCGCCACATCAATATGACCGGCAGTATTGCCACCGCCAAAAGCAATCAGGTGTCCAGCTTGTGCCTGATTGTCGTCTGCGCCACACGTTCCAACGCCTCGTGCAGTAAGGGCGGCAACAGCCTTTTGCGTTTCTCGGCGCGGCGCAGAATCCCGGCGCACGCTGTCGAGCTCAAAAAGTACCGCTGCGGGATCGAATCCTTTTCGAGCACTTGCGACAACGAACACACGGCGGCGTCGTTGGGCCACTCCGAAAAATTGAGCATCAAGGACGCGCCAGGCGATAACCCTTTTTGGTCCAGACACACAACCTGCGTGCGTCCATTTCCCCCCTGCTGGCTGCAACTCACAGCTTTCTCCGGCAAGTCCTGCCAGAAAGCACCCGAAGGCATTGTCTTTGCTGCTGAGTACGCCGGGGACGTTTTCCCAGACGATGATTGATTCTGGCTCACCGCGTTCGCGGCGCTTTGCGTCGATTGCATTGGCTAATTCCACGTAAGATAGGGTTAACTGCCCGCGGTCATCAGACAGGCCTTCACGTAAGCCGGCGATGCTGAATGCCTGGCAGGGCGTACCGCCGACCAGAACATCAGGCGCTTCAACTTCACCAGCGCGCACCGCATCGGCGATTTTGGTCATGTCGCCGAGGTTTGTTACTTCCGGCCAGTGATGGGCGAGGACTGCGGATGGGAATGGCTCTATTTCAGAGAACCAGGAAGGTTTCCAGCCGAGAGGTTCCCACGCTTTACTGGCAGCTTCGATGCCGCTGCACACGCTTCCGTATTTCATGCCGCCTCCTGCCTTTCCCGATATTCCTCAGCGAGCCGCTGCGCCTTTAATGGATTGCTGACCACTTCACCCCATGGCATTAGCCAGCCGTTACCAATGAAGGGAAGGCACAGTGTGCCAACCCTGATGTCGTCGTGAGCGTGAGTCATAACGAGGTGTCCTAGAATGGAATGTCGTCGTCGAACCGAGGGTTCTGGTTGTTATGCGAAACCTGACGGTTTGCCTGTTGCAGTCGGGAATCCGGTACCGAGTTTGGATCGGTCTGATTATTCCCCCATCCGCCATTGTTATTCGAAGGCGCACCCCAGCCACCGCGAGACGAATCGTGAGGTTTGCGGTCGTCTTTGTCTTTCATGGTGCGCTCAAGCGTAGCGATCGCTTCTGCTGGCGTTTTGTCGGTGAACTCTTTATAGGTCAGACGACTTCCCGGCTGGAAAACATGTCGGACTTCGAATTTGTAGCTGTCACTGCCATCTGTCTTGGTGGTGAGGATTTTTTGCAGGAATAAGCCGACACGCTTACCTTCAAGAGCAGGCAGGCACCATTCAGGACCGCTTTGCCCCTGGCGCTGTTGCGCCTGAGCGTCTTTAACCTGAGCAACCCACATAATTGCAGCAATCAGGCCCATACCGAATGTCTGGCTGCCGTCTCGACCGAGGAAGTTGATGCGCAGGAAATTTGCTTTCTGGCCGTCAGCGTCGAGCGAAAGAACAAGTGCCTGCGACTGTGATCCATCCTTGCCGAACTCATACACAGCGGAGGTGATCACGCCTTCGTATGCGCCGGTTTCAGAAATGCCAGCGGAGGATCCTGCTTTGAGTGCTGCTTCTGCCGACTGCTGGTTCCAGGTAAAGCTGATTGGTTGGTTCATCGTTATCTCTCTTATAAGTCAGTGAATTCAGAAATTGCGTTGTCGAACGCCGCCAGGTCGTTATCCATGTCAGTCACTTCCGGACCGAACAGGTCTGGAGGACATTTCACGGTGTCGTTGTCGTCGCCCTTCAACAGGAAAAGGTGTTTTCCGTCGCGCTTGATAATGCGCAGAACGATAGGGAAGTAGCCTTCAGGAGTGAGCTTTTCGTTAAGCATCTTGCCGACGGTCTTCATCCTGATTTTTCCTTCGCTCTCTTCAGTGTGAGCGAGGAAATAGACGCGGTAGTCGTCCGGAAGCTGTGTGGCGGCTTCAATGATGCGCCAGGCGTGCTCCGCCATTTCGGTGAACTTGGTGTAGCCAGTCTCGTAGGCCCGGTCCATGTTCTCGTGCTGCATGACGGCCTGAAAATCATCGATAATCAGTATTTTTCGGCCACTCATCGCAGCGTTACGGATCACGTCAAGAAGATGCCGTCCATTGCGGATATCAACCACGTTCCCGCGCTGGATTGAGTTATCCGGCAGGCGTTTTCCGTGGAGCTTCCAGCCGTTATTACGGAACGGAAGGGCCTTACGAATACAGCGAGCGAGAATAGCGTTTTCCGGGTTAACGTTGCGGATGCTGTACGTCTTGCCATACCCGGAGTCGGCAAGGATGAGAGTCATCACCGCCATGAATTACCCCTTAAGCCAGTGTTTAATGGTGAAGAGAATGTCTTCGTCATCGCTGTTGCTGGACAACCAGCGGAGATAGCCAGGGTCGACCTTCGCAATCTCTTCGAACGTCAGGCCCTTGTGTTTGCCGAACCGGATAGCCTTAATCAGTGAAGGGCTGTTTGAAATGGCGCGCATTTCGCCAAACGTCCATTTCGCCAGGCGACCCATGTACAGAAGCAATTCAGCAGTTACGTAGCAGTCATACAGCGCGCGGTGCGCATACAGGCCTTCAGGCAGTTCAGGTTTCAGGCCCAGGCTGTAACGCAGGTACTGGTTACTGTGGCTTGGATGATCAGGGAGAAGAGCGCGGGCCAGCTTAGCGGTACAAATCCAGGGAGCGTCGATTTGCGGCAGCTTAGATTTATCGAACTTCGCGTTGTGTGCGACATAAGCCTGCGCGCCAAGGTAACGCCCGATAACCTCGCCAATCAGCGGGGCGTCAGCGACCATATCTTCAGTGATATGGTGGATAGCCATTGCCTCGAAGCTGATCGCTTCAGTGGGCTTCACAAAGTCGCTCATGGGATTGCAGATAACACCGTCGACAATATCAACGCTGGCTATCTCCAGCACACTGCCTTCCAGGCTGGTAGTTTCAGTATCAATAACTCGCAACATGCTTAATCTCCGTAAGGTGGTCGTTAACTGCGTCAAATTCTGCGAGCTGGTGGGCCAGTGATTCGAGGTCTGCCGGCTGCAGGTCATACAGCAGGCAGAGCATGGCAACCATCAGCAATCCGGTTTGCTGAGTCACCATCGCGTTCTCCGTGATGTCTTGGCGCGGGAAGGGTTCTGGCGGAAGAACCTCTCAGCACAGCCTTTGTCAGTGCAGAAATGCTTTTGTGACGTCGACATGTAGGTCGATACCGTCTGAACAGTGCAATCGCTCTTATGGCGCCGCGCACCGCAGTAAGCACACATTACAGAGCTGAGGTACTCGGTAGCCGAGTCGAGAATGATGCTTTCTGCAAAACTGCCGGGAACGCCACGGGAATCGACATACTCGATCATGTTCTCAGTTCTCCCGGCGCTGTTGGTGAATGACCCGCGCCCGGTAAGTTTGATAATTTGACCGCCGAGTTTCAGTCGGGATCCTTCTGGCAAACTTGCCAGACGTTCAGAGGTTAATCGCTCATAAGGTTGCATAAAGACTCCTTAAAAAGTGCGTGCGAAGGCCGCCCGCAAAAAGCCAGGCCGATCGGTTGAATAGGGTGGTTAATATCAGTGAACCATCGGCTCGCCGCGCTCATTCAGCAGCACAACGACGGAATCACTTTTGATGATGGTTTTTTCGAAGATGTTGAAGGCGTACAGGCCTTTCTCAACGTTCGCAGAGGCGCGATAAGTTTTGCCGTGGTGTTGCAGCATTGTGCCCGGTAAAACCTCGCTACGTGGCACTGATGCGGTGCCGTAGTGCATTCCAATCATACCTTCACCTCAACCTGTTCCAGGAGGCCAGCGATATGCATCTGCCAGCGGTTCAGCACCAGTTTTTCCCGCGGTGCCGATACCGACGTCAGCTGCCACTCGTTATCGTTGAGCTTTTTGGCGGTGTACTGCTTGCCGTTGTGGGTGACTGTCATGATGCCTCCCGCTTTTCTTTGATGTCGGCGCGGAGGTGAATCTCTTTCCCATCAGCTGTCGGGAATATCAGGATGTCATCACGAACCGCGAGAAGATGGGCCACTGCAAATAGCGCCTCATCTGTGACATCAAATTTCTCACCGGTGAACTCGCGAACGCCGGGCGCCAATTTGCTCGGCTTTGAACGACCCGCGAAAATTCGCTTCGTCAGGCCTGAAAAACCTACTGTGATTGGGTTGCTCATAAATCCTCTTGGCCTTATCGCGGCGAACGGAACGGTTAATACAAGACTTCTGCGCTAATGGGCGGTGGATGGCCGCCGGTTGTCATAACTAAGCCGCCTCGGTGAAGCGACTGAGGTATGAAAAAAGCCGCTAGTTAGGCGGCCTTGATGGTTATGTCGTCTGAATCGAGTATTCCTGAAACGTCTACATGGGTTATTTTTATGCCCTCGCTGCCGTCCATTGGCGGCCATCCTTCAACCCCTTCACCTTTCGACCAGTCGAACGCACTCACAATGCCGTAAGTGTTGTAGTTTTGACTCAGTGCAATGAGCAGAGCCTCTTTGGCCAGCATGACCAGCACCGCATTCAAAACTGATCCCTGGCGCTCCAGTCAGTAATCGGCGTTCGACCAGAAATTGTTAATCTCATGCAGCTTTTCATCGGTCATTACGTCGTGGTCTATCTCAACCGTTAGCTCCGCCTTCCAGTCATAGTCGACTGTGTATTTTTTAACGTTCCCCATCGTCTTACCCTCTGTCGTTACCCGCTGATGCGGGAGAAAAGCTTTGGTGCTGGCTCCCCACTTTCAAGTAGCAGGGAAGGCCGTCGTCGCCTTGGTGAGCCATTACCTCACCAACTAGCTGATAACCGTCTGCCAGCCCAAAGCACTCACCAAAAACCCCGACAACGCCGGGTTTTCCGAAAGCATTTGTGGTACCGATTATTTGTGAGCGATATAGCTTTGCCGTCGCATAGAAGCTCCTTTGTTGCGTGGGTTGATTCAGCACAGCCCACTCAGCTTCGAATGGACTGGAATAAATCTTTTCTTTCGTTTTGCCATAATTGCCGCTCTTCCTGAGCCCGCCTATGGTCCGACGCATGGTTTACTGTCGCGCCGTTCGACTGACCGAATCTCCACTTCGCCGCTGGCTAACTTCGCTCAGCTATCGATGTTTCGTTTCGATGGATTGATAATAGCGATGAGTATTGTTTATAGCAATACGTATTGATATTAAATAATAGCAATTGCTATTAATGCGTTGATAGCTAAAGTAATTTATTTGGATATTTTTTCGCGGGATTGAGATTCAGATCGTTTTTTTACTGCGGCGGGTATTGTTGTGACGAATGGGCTGGCTGCGGGCAATAAAAAACCCAGCACTATGGCTGGGCTTGATTCATAGCTGGGTTTGTTAACCGTGTTTTCTGTATGTCTGAGGCATGCTACCAATCACCTTGCCGAATACGAGTATCCTGTTCATTTCTTCTTTTTCGATTGGCTCCCACGGGCGATAAGTCTGATTGTCGGAGATGACCAACAGCTTATCTTTCATCTTCTGGAGGCGTTTAACGTGGGAAGTATCGTCGTAGATAAAGGCGTAGATCCCGTCACCATCAAAATGTTGGACGCTGATGTCGACGAACAATAAGTCGCCTGGTTCAATGGTCCCGGACATGCTGTCTCCGCGAACATTAATGATTCTGATCTGCTCAGCCTTCCTGCCATTAAACATCCGACGAGCATCTTCCACTGAGTATTCCACGGATCTAAGCACCTCTACAAATTCGCTGTTGATGGCTCCTGGCCCGGCGCTTACGTAAAAGTCTAGCGCCTCAATGCGGAATGTGTCAGTAGGGGCCAGCTCTGTTTTCGGCTGCGAAATTGCGGGCATTTGACCATCTTCACGCATTGGGCCAACTCCGGTTGAAAGCCACTCAGTGCGAACGCCAAGCGCATTGGCGATCTCAACGATTTTAGTTGAGCCTCGGGCATTGCCACTGGTCAGCCTCCAGATGGTGGGCTGAGCAACGCCAGACGCCTTAGCTAAAGCGCCCTGAGACATGCCAGATAGTTCCATCGCCTGATTCAGGCGTTCTGCAAGAGTTTCTTTTTTCATGAGTTTTAATTTATACGCTTGCGTATTGATGGTCAAAACACGTTTAGCTATTGCCTAAATCAATACGCATTGCTATTATCAATTCACACCAATACTCATAGGAATTGGAAGATGACGAACAAAACAATCCAGCGCGCCATTGATATCGCTGGTAGCCAGAAGAAATTAGCCGACCTTTGCGGCGTTGCTCAGCCGACGGTATGGCGCTGGTTGCACGGCGGCGGCATTGATGCCCGCTACGTAATGAAGATTGTCACTGCAACAAACGGCAAGCTAAAACCAGCAGATATCCGTCCAGACCTCGCCCAGCTGCTTGAGGCGAATAACACAGCCGCTTAATTGCGGCCCTAACCACGAAAGGGAAAGCAATGCATTCACTTGCGTATCAACACAATACCGGAATCCACCCCAGAGCGGTGATAAACCGCGCTCAACCTAAAGCGGCGCCAGACCACGAAAAGATCCGCGATGCGGTCCGGGCATGGTCGTCGGCGCTTGACAATCAGGACGTCGTTTCGGCGCTGATCATCAACGAATACCGGGAGCAGGGCGGCACCGCCATCAGCTTTCCGGAAGACATCAGCCGGGCGCGCCAGAAGCTGTTCCGCTTCCTGGATAACCGTTTCGACTCCGAACAGTACCGCGAGAACGTGCGCCAGCTGACACCGGCAATCATGGCCGTGCTGCCGGTTGAGTATCGCACTCGCCTGATCGGTGCCGATTGCAAAATGTCTCGTCTGGCTGAATCCGAGAAAGAACTCGCAGAGGCTAAACAGGCCGTGCTGCTGGACGCTCCAGAGCATCAAAAGCTGAAAGAGGTAAGCGAGGGTATAGCGTCGCTGTTCCGCCTCATGCCGGAGCAGGTAGGGCCGCTGATGACGATGGTTACATCGATGCTGGGGGTCATGTGAGAACTACAGAAATGGCGAAAGCCGGTCTGCGCGAACAGAGCCGACTTTCTGGTGCAACAAACACTAGTCAATTGCGAGGTCATTATGACAAACGCTAATCCAAAACGCCAGGCGCAGGAGGTTTAACTGTGTCGAACGTCGCTTACGCAAATTTCGCGGCGCATTCCGCCGCCAGGAGCAACCGGATGGAGAACCAGAAAACCGGATTCATCCCGTTGTACCGGAGTGTTCTTAAGCAAACCTGGTCGAAGGACGTCTTCCTGCGCACGCTGTGGGAAAACCTGCTGCTGTGTGCTGCTCGCCAGCCATATACAGCAAACTTCAAAGGGCGCCAATGGCCGCTGCAAACCGGACAACTGGTCACCACCTCAGCCGATCTCGGGCTGAATTTATGCGACAGGGAAGGGAAGCCATGCAGTCGCCACACCGTAGACAGGATGCTTGATGTTTTCGAGCGTGAAGGGATGATTTCTCGCTCCGGAGAGAAGCGAAAGGGCTCTGTGATAACCATCACAAATTACGCTGAATATGCTCAAAAAATGGACGATTTACCCGAGCGTATCACCGCGCATATCTCCGCGCTTAATGCCGAGCATGGCGAATCCAGTAATGGCGCGGCTTCGGAAGGTTATGCCGCGCATAACGGAGCGCATTTACCCGAGCGTTTCACCGAGAATCATGAACAACAATGTAATAACAACAATAAAAACATTAAAAGATCTTCGTCCGAGAATTCTGACGAATCCTCTGACGCACGTCTGAAGAAATTTTTATCAGCTCATCCAGAAGCTGCGGTTTACACCCCATCCGGTGCGAAGTGGGGATCGGCTGAAGACCTCGAGATCGCTAAGTGGATTTCCTCCAGGGTGAAGCTGATTAACCCAACCTGCAAAGCCCCGGACATGACCTCCTGGTCTAACACCGTTCGCCTGATGCGCCAGATAGACAACAGGTCGCACCAGGACATCTGCGCGCTGTACGACTGGGCAAGCAAACACCACTTCTGGCAGACCAACATCCTGAGCCCGGAAAGCCTGCGTAAGCAGTGGGACAAGCTGACGATGCAGCGCAGTGCTGGTGGTGAGCAGCGAGGCGGAAAGCCGGATCTGGACTTCAACAACACTGACTGGGCCTATGGGGTGATTCGATGAAATCTCTTGCAGAGCAGATGCGTAACCACGACCGCGAGCAGATGAGCCGCATGGCCCATAACCTGCCGGAGCAGTACCAGGAGCGCGCGCCAGTCGAGCTGGTGGCACAGGTATTCAACAAGCTGTTCAACGAGCTGCGTGCCGCGTTCCCGGCCAGCATGGCGAACTTCCGCACTCAGGAAGACCTGAACGAATTCCGCCGTCAGTGGCTGCTTGCGTTTCAGGAGAACGGGATCCACTCAATGGCTCAGGTTGATGCCGGTATGCGCATTGCTCGCCGCCAGGAGCGTCCATTCCTGCCGTCGCCGGGCCAGTTCGTCGCCTGGTGCAAACAGAGTGGCGGGGCGCTGGGCATCACCGTTGACCAGGTGATCGCCGAATACTGGGACTGGCGTAACCGTTCGTTCGAGTTCACTTCCAGTGAGCAATTCCCCTGGTCGCAGCCGGTCATGTACCACATCTGCGTCGAGCTGCGTCACCGCAGCACAGAGCGCCAGTTAACGCATGGCGAGCTTGCGCATGAAGCCGGTGATCTGCTGGACATGTGGGAGAAGCGCGTCACAGAGGGTAAACCAGTGCCGCCAGTGCGCCGGGCAATTGCAGCACCGGCT